GCGAATACAGATTTGATCATTTTAGATACCTCGTAGTTTTTACTTGTGGAATGGATACCCACAGATGAAAGAAGACTCGACTTGTCTTCGTTGTAATAAACCGTTACATTGTGTATCGGTTCAATATTTATACTAACTTGACATTTGAATTTTGTCAAGAGTTGTGAGCAGGATGACCTTCGATCTTCCCATTCTCATCATACCCAGGCGGGAGTCTGCCCAGGTATGCATTCCAGTTAAACAGAGACTTCCAATCTTCGATCTTATTAGACTCTGCCCAGAAACTGGAAATGCCATTATAACTGTTTCTATGAAAGATGTCAATATGTTCTGGATGAATTGATGACCCTAGATCCAAACGGTAAAGGAACAGAGGAATGCAATACACTTTTCCACTTTCAAAGATTACATCTTCTGATGTAGCACGTGGTCTTACATCCTGATCAAGTTTAAACTTATTACCACGAACATGTAAGTTATAAATTTTCTGTGCGTGTGTGCGCTTCAACACATATACAGCAGCAGAAAAATCATTGATGAATCGATTATGTAACGTTACATAGACCACAGCAGGATTAATTGTAGTCAGTTGCATTGCATCATAGTTATATGGAAATAATGCTGCTGCTTCTTTATATGAGAAAGGCCAATACCTCACTGGATCAAAGCAAGCATCATCCTCCATAATCATAACTTCATCACAATCCATTTCTTCAATGAAATATTTGATTGCTTTGAGGTGTGACATACAACATCCAATCTCATTTGGAATCATTGTGTGTGGAACTGTGCCACTTAGATGCACACTAGGATCGTCTTGACGTGCATCGATACCAGCAATCCTGGTATGATTCTCAATCTCCCAATATTTGAATTGATTCTCCATATGCTGACGACGTTGCACATCAGAATCAAGATTGATCCAAAGAACAGGAGGAATTCCTTTCAGTTTATATGCAGACTTATTTTTGTCCATTTCTCCTCCTCACATAATCAATTGTTTCATAATAGGTTTTAAGTTCATCGGGAGTCATTCCTTTGAGAGTTTCATAAAGATTTTTGTTATTTTGAATGTGTGGATTAGTAAACCAAGAATTCATAGTTCTTACATGCTCCATGTGATAGATTGCTTGGTCAACTCTTCCAACTTTATATCCAAGTCTTTCAAATCTTTCGGGTCTTTCATTGTCTTCATATCCGTATGAAATGAAGTGTTCATTTTCCATTCCACCATCGATGTATGACTGTCGATTGAAAAACTGTGCCCATCCATAATCAGAAGTAGAGTTTTCTGTATCTGGGTGATTTGCAAATGCATTCTCACAGAAATCACTTTCAATCAAACTATTGATGAGTGTTTGATTGACTGTAACCTTTTCCTGATAATGACCCTGACCATATGGATAAACTAAATCATATCCATCTTTTAGAATCATATCGTATGCAATATTATAACTGCTGATTGGGAAGATTACATCCGTATCATAGTTTACTACCACATCAGTCTTGGATTCCATCAACATATCATTGAGGATTCTGGTGCGATGGAAGATAGGGTCTTTACTTTCTTCATAGATCAAAGTGACCGAAGACATATCTTCAATCAGATTCTGCAACTGAGGTGCAGCATACCTTTGAAACTTTGACTCTTCATCTACCTCTTGAATAATAACATTTGTTTTGAAATTTTTCAAGAGGTAAGTCAGACTGAGAACAATATTACGCAAACGATCTTCACTCTCAATTCTGAGAGGCATGATGAACGTTGCATTACTAAGATCAAATCTTATAGTCTCTGGTCTCTTTGTGTTTGTTTGTGACATAATCTATCTCTTTACTGTTTGCTTCCCAAGATCCATCAGGATGTTGGCATATGATATCAAGATCAAGGTTGGCAGAGATGCGGTGATCTCCCTCCCGACTTGCAACTAAAACATCTTCAATAATTTGAGGCATACCATGATAGTATCTCATGCGATGATAGAACTCAGTATCCATGAGCATTTTACACTCTGGATCAAAAAGTTCTACTGCTTCTTTTCTCATAGTGACAATGGAAGGACCGCCCATGAAGTTCTGTCCTTCCAAAAGATGTTGAGACCAACGTGGAATCATTGGTCTGTAAAAATCTTTTCCATTCTGAGTGTGAGAGAATCCAGTGACAACCCAAGATGCATTAGTATCTAAGAACCTTTCTCTGATTCTCAGAAGAGCCAGTTCATCAGTAAAAACATCATCCTGAAACATGATCTTGATCAGATCGCCAGTGCAGTATTTGATGGCAACATTAGTATTGGCAGGACCATTTCCATGGTCATAGAAATTCCTTACATATATTAGATTAAACCTATCAGAATATGTCTCGCAAAGATCAAGGATCTCGTTATTTTTTGAGTGATCGGATACAAGAACTTCAATATTTTTATATGACTGCTCTTGAATGCTCTCGAATAATTCTCTCAAATACTTTGAACCACATCCACGCATCTCATAAGCAGGAATGACAATAGAAAATTTATTCATGTTCTAAAAGCTGCTCCAACACGTTTTGCCATTCTAAGGAAAGTGCTTTGCTTTCCAGTATCAAATGGTTGAGATAGAGCAAGTAAAAGAAAATCAATCACTGCTTCTTTGACATGTTCTGTTCCACGCTCAACGTTGAATACTGTGTGCCTTCCATCTTCATCAGTGTATGGATGATGCCAGTCTCCCTCTTCAATAAACTTTTCTGTTTTATATTCTTTTGGATAAGAGAAAGCATTGGGCAGTGTACTAAATCGTGCCTCGGTTTCTGGATCGTCAGAACAAATAAAGAACTTATTCTCCGTGTCATACATTACAGTATTATACCAATGATCAACATCAAAAGACTCAATGCCCTTGAAGTCTGTCATTCGAAGATGAATACCATAGTATCCACCTTGAAGATTTTGATCAAGATACTCAGAAACCTTTTTCATGATTTTATCATTAAACAAAAGGTTTCTAATAGTATTTCTCACCTCTTGCTCAGGTAACCAATCGTAGATAAGTGGAGTATAGTAAAAAATATTCTTATCACTATTAGCAACGGCAATACATGCCTGTTCCAAAGTTAAAGAACCAGGATCAACCATCTTCATCGGACCATGTTCTCTAAACAATTGAACATGCTGATCGTTGACTGTCAAAAAATCATACTTATCCACATGAGGATAAAACTCTTTGAGTCTCCAATCAACAACGTTCTCAACTGGTGCAAAGATATCATCCCATAAAGCACGACACATATTTGTGCTTGGCCAACTGATAGTTGCAGGAAGTCCACACAGTCTTGCTAGTGTAAGACCTCCAATCAAACCACTATATCTGTTGCCAAAACTACCGTCACAACAGATATGAACATGTTTTACATTTTCACTCATCGTTTCTGATGTCCTCGATTACAAATGCATCTGGTTCTTGTTTGAAGTATCCAACAACTGTATTACGATCTTGGAAAATCTGATCCCAATCATCAATGTTAGAAGTGAAGTCTTTCTTTTCTTTGATCTTAACCGTTGTCATACCCCAGGACTCTGGACGATGACGAACACGAATGTAATCATCTTCATATCTGAATCCTTGATCACCATACTTTTCAAACAGTTCTGTAATACCAAAGAAACGACCAACAGCAACCTCAGGACGATCCCATTTGAGACCTTTCTCTTGAACCTCAGGGTGCCAAGTTAGATCATGCATTCCTGCTGGCCAGTTGGTGTCATGGAAGACAATAAATCCACCCTCCTTCACATGAGGATACCAATGATAAAGTTCACTTGCAACTTGACATGCAACATGAATAGAATCCACAAAAAGTAAACTCACTTCTCCATATTCATCGGTGTCCCAATACTTTCCAACACTAGAACTATCGCCTTGAATCAGATTGTAGTTTGGAAACTCCCAAAGATCAAATCCTAGACGCTTAAACTGAGTATCTACACCGTAAACTTTATTGTCCCTCTCAATAGAATCATAGGTCATTGTAAGTGAAGAGACACCATAGTCAACTCCTAAGTCAACAAAGATATTTCCTTCACCACATTGATCTACAACTCTTGCGAGTTCATAGATGTTAGTTCCAAGATTACTAAATTGAAAGTTTTCTTCGGTGGAAAAGTTCCAACCACCATATTTTCCAGCACGAATACCAATACCAGGTACTACTTGTGTATAATGATGTCCAGTCATGTCAAAATCCAATTTTTTCGTTTTCGCAAAAGGGATAATTATTTTCAGTCAAATAGTTATAGAGAACTGATTTGTACTTTGAATTCTTTAATTCAGGAGTAAGTGAAAGAAACTCCTGTACGACATATTTATCAAGGTATGGGTATCGTGTTTCAATACCAAAAGACCCTGCGACGTGTTCTTCTTTGGCGATGTAAGTTTCTTGTGAGCTTCCGTAGAATGATGCCCATGGGAAAATTGTTGCGAGATCATCAGGGAAAAGACCCCCAAAATTACTATGTTGATATTTTTTTACTCCACCGAATCCATAATCGGAGAAGATTTCGTCGGCACCTGATCCTGAAAGATAGACCTTGTTTCCGTCTCTGGTGGCATGGTCACATATAAAAGCGAGAGAACCACCACCGTGATCATCGACAATATCCATTCCGTATTCATTGTAGTCGCTCGATGATGAGTGTATTGTATTTTTGAAAGGTTCAACGACAGACATAATGTATTGAACAATCATTCCACGATCTTGTTCGGGAAGAGTGTACACTTTATGTATAGAGTTATCATTAAAAATTTGATGGCGGCGATCAAGCACATCCATATTTTCTGTGCCAGTCAGAGTATATGCGGTATGTGGTACATTTTGTTTACGAAGTTCGCAAGCAATCGATCCACTATCATATCCACTGGACAATCCAATGAAGATTTTCTCTCGACAATTTTGAGTCCTCTTTCTGATTGCCTCAGAGAATGCAGCATTCCAATCATCAAAAGAATCCTTAGTTTGATTCAAATCAAAATCAAATAGAGTTCCCTGATCCTCGATACAATACTCTCTGGTGTGTGAATCAAATCCAATCAGTAGTCTGGTGTTTGCAGGAACTTTCTTTGGGTTTTTAAATCCAAGTTCCAAAAGTGCAGACTCATATGAAGCCACACCAATCTCACCATCTTCAACACACCACCACAATGGTTTGGTTGCAAAGACATCAGTTGAGAGAAGAATCTTTTGATTCCTGTAATCAACTAAACAAATAGCAAACTCACCATCTAAATGCCTGGGCATTCTAAATCCATACTGAAAATAACGAGGAATAATAATCTTCCCGTCACTATCATACCCATCTGCGTTATAAATCTCGCCGTTATATACAACTACGACTTCACGCTCTTCATCAACAAACGGTTGAGGTGTAAACTCACCAGTAATGCTGAGTAGATTATGCATAAAAAAATAATCTCCAACCTCAATGAGGTTGGTCTTATCAGGACCACGCCTCACCATCAAACGGTTGGAGTCTGCATTTGGTTCTTTACTAGAAAAAAGAAAACTACACATCTGGGGACAGAAAATTATGTACTCTACTGTGATTTGAGTTTCTTACCTGAGGAAGAATACTGTTTCTCATGATTCCATTTGCATTACCAGGCATAATAGCAGGTGTGATGCGATGTGCTGTCAAAGCAAAAGGAAGACTCAGTTGATCACGTGAAGAATACTTACAGATCAACTCCCACCATGTTAGCATAAGTGCTTGGATTTGTGGAGTATTTCTTTGAATTCTGCATGGAAGTTCATATAATCCAACTTCCTCAGCATAACCACAAGACTTATAAAAGTTCATCTGAGACTGAACATTATATCCTTTATCAAACTTTGTTGCTAAAATAATGTCTGCCTCTCGATACACACAGTTACGTTCAGGATGTTTGAATAGAGCAATATCAGCATCCTTCAAATACATTTCAATAATCTGTTTTGGATCCATCGCAACCATGTGAGTTGAATCAATCCAAATATAGTAATCGTATCCAGGAAGAAACAGATGAGGTAGGACTTTAAATATTTTTGCGTGTCTACGATTAGTATAAGTTCTATCAGTTGTCCATTGAGGAACAGGATGAAACTTCCACATTGATTCAGTGGGACGTTCTAAACCAGAAGTAAAATCCACAAAGGCATGATAGTCCACGCCCTCAAAAGGATTAGCAGATTCAACGGGAAGACCAGCACCAACAGATGCTGTTACGACTGCGATTTTCATAAACGAATCCAATTACGATTTTCAGGAATCAAATCTTTGGTATCATGGCTTGCATAAGCAGGACCAAACCACTTCACGGGAGATACCAGAGTACGAGTGCGGTTCTTTTGAAGGAATGCACCCCACCATGATAGCGAACTATTAGCAGTGATGCCACCATCACACAGAGACATCAGACATAGATCAACAAATGGAACCAAGGCACCATCTTCATGCTTATCAGTAGACTCAGAGAAGTTGAAACGATCATCAGAGAAGAACTCTTGCTCTTTACACCAATCAATCGAATCAGAGAATACGATGACAGGTACATCATCTGGGAACTGTTTCAGTGCTTCCTCATAGTATTCCAGAGTCTGCACAGGATGCTGATCTTGTAGATTCACATATGCCCACTTGAATCCACGCTTGTCAGCAAGATTAGGATCACCACGACGAACGTGCAACATGATGGGACGAGTTTCAAAACTCTCCATCATTTCTTGACATGGTTCAAGAATACCTTTCTTGAATTCAAAATCCTGACGGATATCGTTCTCAATATGTGCCCAATATTTAATGGTTTGATAGAAACCATAAAGGTTTACATTGTCTGGACATTTTTCAAACAGCATTTCATTGAAATGAAACTGTCCTTCCTGCACATATTGCTCTGATGGATGAAATCCAATATTCCTGTCAGCAACATTAGTCAGTTTAAAACAGTCATGAAGACCATAGTTATCTACGCTGTCATACGGTGGTGGAAACATGAAGTCATATTCATGTCGTGCTGCAATGCCACGCAGAGCAGCATACTGGAACATCTGATTACCCAGACGCCCATTATTTCCCAAACCATTATATCCAATACTCATCCTCTTTCCTCCTTCATTTGATTGAATACTTTTGCAATACCATCTTGAATGGTAGTTTTCGGCATCCACCAACCACTAATATAAGTGTCTGCCTCATTCTTTTTATTCTGCTGCACCGTATCTTTTGCTTCTGCTGGTTTAAAGATAACTGTCTTATTAATCAGATTGAACTGTCCAGTAATGATCTGAGCAATCTCTTTGATCGTTGTTGTGTTAAAAGATGTGATGTGAAGAGGATCATCAATCTTGAAGTCACTGAAAGAATTCATGACTTCTTCAAGTGCCTCACAACAATCCTCAGCATACAAGAACTGACGTTCCTCAGTACCATCAGTCAGCATCTCAACAGTGCCACCATCTTCAACTTCAAATCCCTTACGGATAAAATCAGTAATGACGTGAGACTTTTCTTCATCATGCTCAATACCATACACGTTCCAGAACTTAACGGTCAGTCCTTTGAGAGCACGGGTGTAAAGTTCACCCACACGTTTCAGAACACCATACGGAGAGTAACTCATGTTGCTCATTTGAGATGATGCAAACACAAACGGTTTCTTATACTTCTCCAAGAACCCAAAGGTCTGTGCCATCAACCTGGTATTGTTGTTGATGAAGTCAAACGTGTGTTGATACTTGGCCAGATAACGTGACCCACCTACATCAAATGCAAGGAAGAACACAAAGTCACTGTCTTGAATTTTTCTTTCAAGAATCTGGTTGGGAAAATAAGTTAGGTCTTCAAGAGGTGATCTAACAATATCAAACTCATAGACCTTGTAACCTTTGTCACGAAGATAAGTGGTCAAGTAAGCACCAATCTGCCCACTTGATCCAAGAATAGTTACCGTTTTCATTTCTTAGCAGCAATTTGTTCAGAGATCCATGCGTAAGTTTGTGCAATACCCTCTTCAAGAGTTGTGCTGTAATCCCATTGCAGTTTCTCGCGGATCAGATCATTGTTGGAGTTGCGACCACGAACACCCAGAGGACCATCGATGTGTTCAATGTTGATAGTCTTGCCAGCAACCTTGGCAACAGTTTCCACAAGGCGATTAATCGTCACCATCTCCTCAGAACCAATGTTTACAGGACCAAGGAAATCAGATTCCATCAGGCGACGGGTAGCTTCAATACACTCATCAATGTAAAGGAATGAACGAGTCTGTTCTCCATCACCCCACACTTCAATGGTGCCACCATCCTCAGCATATGCAACCTTACGGCACATAGCAGCAGGAGACTTCTCCTTACCACCCTCCCAGGTGCTGTCAGGACCGTAGATGTTATGGAAGCGAGCAATCCTAACAGGAATGCCATGATTACGATTGAACGTCAAATACAGACGCTCAGAGAACAGTTTCTCCCAACCATACTCAGAGTCAGGACCAGCAGGATATGCATCAGACTCTTTCAGTCCAGGATTGTCTACATCCATCTGAGCATACTCGGGGTACATGCAAGCAGAAGATGAATAGAAGATCTTAGTCTTATTAATTTCTTTTCTCTTATTCAGTTCAAGTTGTGATTTGAGAATGTTGAGGTTGATAGAAGCAGAGTTATACATTACCTCCGAATCATTTTCCCCACTGAAAATGTATCCAGCACCACCCATATCAGCAGCATACTGATAGATCTCATCAAAGGGTTGTTGAAATGATTCAGGAGTCTGATGATAAAAGTTACCTTGCTCACCAGAAAAGCGAATCACACGATCAACAAACTTTTGATCTGTCAGATTTCCAATGATGAATTCATCCGCAGCAGACTGCGAATATTCAGGAAGTTTAACGTCCACTCCACGAACCCAATATCCCTCTTCTTTTAGTCGGCGGACCATGTGACTGCCGATGAAACCACCAGCACCACATACAAGTGCAGTCTTAGTCATGATAGTTGATGTAATCCTCAATAGTTGTTCTTACTCTTGCGTGAAAGTCCCAGTATTCTTTGGACCTTTCAAAGTTTTCATTGATAATATCTACACGATCATCATAAAACTTTTCGTCGAGATTGTCAAGAATATCTTTGAGCTCCTCGATAGTATTAAAGATAATCATGCCATCGGTATTAAAGTATTCCCCGATGTTTGATGCACCCCAATAAATTGGAATAGTTCTAGTGGCAAGACAATCGATCAGTTTCTCCGTGATCCAATTGTTTCGTTGCTCATTCTCTACAACTATGTGGTATTTAGCAACTTCAAACAGGAAGTCCTTGGTCGGTATTCGCGGTGGTGATTTATGTTTGATGATGCCAAAACCGTTAAGATCTTCTGCATCTTCAAGACCTTCCCAGATTTGCTGGCGAAGTTGATGACCTGGTGCCCAACCTTTATTACTAGTGTTGAATGAGATATATTTTCCTTTGTTTGGTTCAAAAGTTTCTTGATCAATCCAACAAGATCCAAACACAAACTTCCTAGCATTAGGAAGATTAAGAAGATCCTCTCGCCAAGTGAGAATTAAATCCCATAGTTTCCAGTTAGATCTAACTTGTGGACCAATATCTAAAATCGACGGTGGTTCAATAAGAACTAAAATATTTAAATCACACTCACTTTTATATGAAAGAGAGTCATAGGAGATATGAACCTTTTTACTGTATTGTCCCTCAGATGAAAGAGTACCTGAACAAATTACGTCAAACACTTGGATAAACCTCCTCCATGATTTCTAAAAGTTTATCGACTTTTTTCTTAGTTACAAACTGACTGTTACCAACATATAAACCATGTTTGTGCAAAGTTTCTACGTTGGGATCATTCCTTTTGGTACAAAGTTTATACTCTTTAAAAGCAGGATGACGAAGTAAGTTTCCACTGATGATGGGACGATACTCAATTTCGTTTTCCTTCAAAGTATTTTTCAAAGTAGAAACAACTTGTGAAGGAGAGTTTGGCATCATGATAGGAATGATTGGGAAAGAAAAACTACTATTGCCAACTCTATATTCTGGAATCATATAGTTTGGAAGATGAATGACTCCATCAAAATATCTCTTGTAGTTTTCTCTACGAATCTCAATATTCTTATCAAGTCTCTTGATTTGTGATAGTCCAAGCACGGCACAGATTTCATGATTACGGAAGTTATATCCATCAGTCATGAACAAGAATGCAGGATCAATATCTGGATTCTCTTCACTATATTTTTTAAACATATGTGGAGATCCTTCACGTGCCATACCATGGCTACGCTTCAATCGCATCAGTTCATAGAGTTCAGTATTGTTGGTACATACCATGCCACCTTCAATAGTGGTCATGTGATGTCCGAAATAGAAACTAAAAGTAGATCCAATCGAATTATTACCCCGTTTCTTTCCATTATGATCCTCAACACCATGAGATTCACAAACATCTTCAAGGATCAATGCCTCAGGAAAGATCTCACGAATCCTTTCCACAGGAGCAGATAATCCAATCAAGTGAGTGATGAATACTGCTTTAATGTCTGGATGTTGTTCCGCAACATACTTCAACTCATCAGTATCAAAAGAAAAGTTACGTAGATTAATATCACAAAAGATGGGTTGAAGTCCTGCCTGAATCACAGGAGCAACATTTGTCATCCATGTTGTGGCAGGAACAAGAACTTTATCACCATCCTCTAATCCATAATGTTCCCTTACAGCAGCAATCAATAAAGAGTTTGCAGTGCTACCACTAGAAACATACAGAGAATGTTTAACACCCAACCACTCAGACCACTTTTTTTCAAACTCACGAACCTTAGGTCCATTAGTAAGTCTACTGCTGGTCAGCACAAATGCTGCCATCTTCAAACGATCTTTAAATGAAATCGTGTCTTCCATCAAAGGCCAATACATCACTTTTCCTCCAATTTAAAGTATTCATAAGTTAGATGAAGACCAAGATCAAGAGTTGTCTGAGGTTTCCATCCCAAATTTTTGAGTTTAGTTGTATCCAATAAACGCTGTTTCATACCCTCAGGTTTAGTTGTATCCCAACCAATTTCACCTTCATATCCTACCACATCAACAATGTGAGAGACAAGTTCTTTGATTGATACATCACGTCCAACACCAACATTAATGATTTCAGAGTCATCATAGTTGTTCATCAAGAAGATAAGTGCATCTGCAAGGTCTTCCACATAGATGAACTCACGTCTTGCTGATCCAGTTCCCCAACATTCAATCCTTTCCTTACCGCCAACTTTTGCTTCATGAAATCTGCGAATCAATCCAGCAATCACATGACTTGTTTGTGGATTGAAGTTGTCTTTTGGACCATAAACATTTGATGGTTGAGCACAAATAAAGTTAGTTCCATACTGTTTGTTATATGCCTGGCATAGTTTGATGCCAGTAATCTTAGCAAGAGAGTATGCTTCATTTGTTGGTTCAAGATATCCAGAAAGAAGATGATCTTCACGAATAGGTTGCTCACATTCTTTTGGATAGATGCAAGCAGAACCAAGAAACAACAGTTTCTTCACATTAACTTTATGTGCAGCAGAGATAACACTATTTTGAATCTTCAAGTTATCTTCAAGAAACTGAACAGGATGATCGATATTATCTTTGATACCACCACACCTTGCAGCAGCTAGAAAAACATAATCTGGTTTAGTCTCTTTAAAAAAGTTAAGCGTTGTATCTTCATCACGAAGATCAAGATCTTTTTTAGATGCTAAAATTAGATTAGTATAACCTTGTTCCCTGAGAGTACGAACAATTGCTGATCCCACAAGACCTTTATGACCAGCAACAAAGATCTTATCATTCGTATGCATAACGACTAAATCCTCCCTTTGCTAGATACTCATCACGTTGAGCAAACTCAATGTCTTTCTTGACCATCTCTTTGATCATTTCCTCTACTGTTACCTCTGGATACCAACCAAGTTCTTGACGTGCCTTGGTGGAATCACCCAACAGAGTTTCTACTTCTGCATCACGGAAGTAACGAGGACTGACCTCAATCACTTTCTTACCTGTGATCGAATCAACTCCATACTCATCAACACCTTCACCAGACCAAACAAGGTTCATACCTAGTTCTTGTGCGGTCAGTTCACAGAACCTACGAACAGTGATCTGTTGCATGGTAGAGATCACATAATCATCAGGTTTATCCTGCTGCATCATCAACCACATAGCACGGACATAATCTTTTGCATGTCCCCAGTCACGTTTAGCATCAAGATTGCCAAGTTTCAAAGTCTTAGCAAGACCCATCTTGACACGGGTAAGATCACGGGTAATTTTACGGGTCACAAAGGTCTCACCACGACGAGGAGATTCATGATTGAAAAGAATACCAGAGCAAGTAAACATGCCATAGGATTCACGATAGTTCTTTGTGATCCAATGAGCATAAAGTTTTGCCACACCGTAGGGTGAGCGTGGATAGAACGGTGTAGTTTCTGACTGTGGATTCTCCTGCACCAAACCATACATCTCAGAGGTGGATGCCTGATAGAACTTCACCCTATCGGACATTCCAAGAATACGGATAGCTTCCAGAATGCGAAGAGTCCCCAGAGCATCACTGTTTGCAGTGTACTCAGGAGTTTCAAATGACACCTTCACATGACTCTGTGCTCCAAGATTGTAAATCTCATCAGGTTGAACCATCTGAATGATTCGAATGAGATTTGTGGAGTCAGTTAGATCACCATAATGCATGGTGAAGTTTTTATTGTTGTTGAAGATATGATTGACTCGATCAGTATTGAAAGAAGAACTTCTCCTCTTGATACCATGAACTTCATATCCCATAGAAAGAAGGAGTTCGGCAAGATAGGAACCATCTTGACCCGTAACTCCTGTAATCAATGCACGTTTCATACAATTAGTCTTACGTCTTTGCTGTTGCCTAAACGATTATAGTTTGTTTTGTCTGGAATCAAACCATCATCACCGATTCTAGCACAATATCCATGCACATAATCAGTGCCGTCATCTGCTGTTCCCATATTGCAATAGATATTTTCTTCATCAAAGAAAAGATCATCGATGGTTTCGATAGTTCTTACACTTTGTCCTTTACCGTAACCAATTCCAGTGTTCAGGTTACTCTTTTCAAAGTGAGCAAATCCATCGTTCTTGTATTTACCAGGATCTAAATCGAATACTTTGTAATGGAAGTATGTGGGAATCACACCAGATTTTGTGTTATGAGATACTGGTTCAATTCTACCTGCAACAGGATTTTCACTTGGAATCTGATGAGTCCAATATTCATTTCCAGTATACTTAAACATGCGTGGTTCAAAACATGTCTTAGTGTTATCTCTGAACCAGTAATGTTTGAATACTTCCGTAGGATTATATGTGCCTTTCTCTACACTCTTCAAATACTCTTCCTTTTCGCTGGGATGTGGGAGAACATTGAGTTGATTCCATGAGATAACATCTGCCCATGGTTCAACACCTTCAACAACTTTACGGGGATCATGATAGACCCACTCGTCTGCCATGAAACAACCTACCCAATCACCAAGTTCAATATAAGGTTTCAAATTATTGAAAGCCGCCTCACGAAGATACTGTTCGTGAAACGGCTTATCAGTAGGATCTTTTGTGTAAAGAAGTTCATACTCCTCACACAGTTTTTTAGTGAAGTCACCATCTGATCCATCTACGACTGAGATCTTATCAAAGACATTGATGTGCTTTTTGACCCAATGTTCAATGATGAGATCATCATTGCGAGTCATTACAATACAGTGAACCTTTTGCATTTTATATTTCAAGGGTTAATATGCTCGCCACCTGGTTTTTGAAAAGAACCAGGAAACTTTGCGGATGTAGCGCACCACTTGCTCTTATGGAAAAACAAGAAACCCGAGGGTCATAGAGTATTAAGGCTTGAAAACTAACAAGAGTTTTACTTCTTGAATACTAACTAAACCATCCCGACCAGGGCACGATTAACGTCTGTCCGCGACGGGAATATTGGGTTTGACTCCACCACCTAGTTTCAGGAACTAGGAAACTCAGACTCTTGCTTTTACCGAAAGATACCAATCATAAAGTTCTTCGATTTTAGCAGCGAGATCATCAGAAACTTTACTACCACCACCACATTTTTCATGTGCCTGTGCTTCAAGTTTTTTGAGTCTTGCCTCTACTTCAACATCATACTTTGACATTGCTGCTCCGCTTGCTGATTTTGCTGCCGTACCTTGTGTTGCCATAATAGAACTGATTGTCTTTTTTTATTTAGTAACGCAATCTTTGACGTAAGCAGGAACTCTATCTGGATCCAACCAACATGTATAATCATGATCTTCCATAGCAGTCATCAACTGCATTTCATTATCACATAGATACATGTCTTTGTATCGTCCAGTGTAAGAATCCATCTTTTGAATTCTACAATCTGGTTGCCCATTGATTTCCAAAGTGCCACATTGAATGTAGCGATAAGGAAATCTTTCAAGAAGAACAGTTGGTTTCTTGGTAACTTTCATCAAACTTTTTCCAAATCTTGTGCAAGACAGTTGATAAGTGTGCCATAATCATTGGCATCATTATTAAATTCTATACCCTCATTCGCATAATGTCGAATGATTTTTTTGTAGAGTTTAGGATTCTTCAAGTCAAGAAAGATAGATCCTTCAACAGTTTCTTCCAGCAGAGGAAGATACTTACGAAACTTTTCCGTGACAGACATTGGACTTTTGATGTACCTTGTTATTGTAGGAGAAAATGAGGTTGTTGTCAACCTCAATGCAGGTCAAGAGAATCGAACTCTTTTTAGGCGCTTTATGAGAACGCTGCATTTACCAAATTGCTAGACCTGCAATGCCGTTATTATATCATCAGAACTTGATTTTTTCTATATCAATCGGTATTCCCCTATTATCTTCCAATGGATCATAAAGTTTGTTTCTATTTTCTTCCATATCTGTAATGGAAAAGACTTCTCCTGCTGCCATCCTTTCCATGTAATGATCGTAGTTCGCACGAAACTCTGCGACTGTAATATGATTCGACATTTCAATTGTTTTCTTTTATATAGTCGGGGTGATAGGATTCGAACCTACGGCCCCTGCTTCCCAAAAGCAGTGCTCTACCAAACTGAGCTACACCCCGAAACGGAAGAGGTGAGATTCGAACTCACGGAGGCTTGCACCTCGTCGGTTTTCAAGACCGATGCCATCAACCACTCGACCACTCTTCCATATGAACAAACTGTTCTTGCATATTATAGAACAGTTTATGGGTTTCTGTCAAGACATAATACCCAACAATACTTTTACCATCATCTGTCCAACCATATCCCTTAACCCTCTCACATTTACCATCAATTGTAAAACACTTATCAGTGTGAAGATAACTCTGGTAACGGTCGTCCAGATTAATCATTAACGTACCTCAAAATCAAGTTTACGAACCTTTCGTTTACGTCGGTTCTCCTGGTATTCTAAGTCCTGTTTTGTTAGAATACCCTGATTATTTACAATCTTTTCAGAATTCAGTAATACTACTTTACTTAGGTCCGAGGCTGAAACCTTGTCCTCCCTCACCATCATCTGGTTGGGACAACCGCAGCACTGAGTCTTGTTGTTGCTTGTCAACTCTACATTGCAACTCTTGCATCTGACTGATAACATCTTTCAACATTCCTTTAATTTCTTCTAGTTCTTCATGAATATCTTGATGATGAAACCTTAGTGGTTTCTGAATCATTTCTTTGAGTTTTTTCTTTTTCATATATGTATGTAATAAATGGGAGATACTGGGATCGAACCAGTGACTCATTCCTTGTAAGGGAATTACTCTACCGCTGAGTTAATCTCCCTATTCTGGTGGGGAAATATTTAAAATATATTCCACAGTATTCGCAACATCATTCATAGCATCACGAAGAAAAGGTTGTTGACCAGCCTCCATTAACATTGGATCTTTATGATCCGTAAGAGTCCATCTCCATTGTTTCATTTCTTCCGAGTACCACAAATTAATTTTCATAATATGTTTTTTTGGTATTTATGGGCATGTGCCCAGAGCGAATGACGGGGATCGAACCCGTGACACCAACTTGGAAGGATGGGATGTTACCGCTACACCACATTCGCACGAATGACGAGGAAAAATGACAACGGGCAAGGAGGGATTCGAACCCCCGACCTACGCATTAGAAGTGCGCTATTCTAATCCACTGAACTACTTGCCCAAATTATCAAATTCCCAATGACAATTGGGACATAACGCCATTAGGTTTTCTTTTGAATTTATAACACTTATTAAGGTGTCTCCTTCAAAAGTTGAAATACCCTTGATGTGAGCAATTTCAACATGTTTATTATAACCGCATTTGAAGCAGGTGTCAAGACCCAGTTTTTTAGCAATGGACCTTGCTCTTGTTCTAATAAGAGCATATGCTGAAGACCTGTGATGCTTCTCATAAATTGCTTCATTAAGCGTCATATCTACAGTAAAACTACAACATTTTCTACATCTTGTGCTTCTACTATCGATAGATATACCACATATTTCGCAGTTTTTATCTATTCTAGTTTTTTTCTTTTTTGGATAATGTTTATTGGTCCATTTGGCAGCACAACTTCTACCACAAAACTTGGGATTAGTATGCTCTACACCGCAGGATAAACATTTCATACCATTAATAGATATTACAAAACTATTTATATTTTTTATTTGTAATATCTATTTATTATAATGTATTTTTACCAAATTGTCAAGATCTCTTAAAGACTTTAAAGATGTCCCATCAACCCTGACAGAGTTATCATACTCATATTTAATCACCTTGTCAAGGGCCACATTCGATAAATAGCTGAGCACCCAATGAGTGTAAAGATGAAAAGGTTTTTACCTCTCATTATGTTTCTGATGGCGGCACCTGCAAATGCCGATATGATTCATAAAATTTCATCTAGTGTCCAGTTGAATGTTGAAGGTCCAGCTGTTCAATCGACCAGAATCGGTTCATCCTACTCTGTGAGCGGTAGCAACATAACAGCAGGAACTCTTGGCGGTCTTACTGCTCCTGCAAGTGCTACTGCCGCTGCTACGATGAGTTCAGGTACATATACACAGACAACTGCTGGTGATGCATTCACGTTCAGTGAATCGTTTAATCAAGGGGATGCAATCGTAACCACTCAAACTGCTCTCAGTGCTGGCCAGATTGATCAACCAAACATCTACGGAAACACCACCACACAACTTGGTGGGACCGCTGGAAGTCTTGCTGGTACTATTGGTAGCGATGGTTCCATGACGCTTACAGCAGGCGGTGCTGGAACGACTGCAACAGGGCAGTTTGTCACGGAGATTACTGTAAGATGAAAAAGTTCCTAGCAGTTTTAGCACTGCTAGGAACTCCTTCTTATGCAGTTCCGGTAGTGCCTAACTTTACACAAGGAAGTATGACTTCCCATACAGAAACAACAAGTAAAGTTGTAGAGACTATTAATTCTATTGACTACAATACTGGATGGCAGTATTCAGTAACGGGAACAAATGTCCAGCATAGTGGATCATCAATGTCTCCAAGTGCGATAGATACTACAAACCAAACCATTAACGGCGTGACTTCAAAATGGACAGGATTAGATGTCAAGAACAAACCAAATTGGACCATCACAAATCCAGGTGGGGCATTCCAGTTCACCGAAACTTATTCTGGTCCTGGTTTGAGCAATCAAACAATCATTCAAAGAGAAACAACCATAGAATCCATTACGGACACAACCTCCGTATTCCAACAATAGTATTATCATTATTTCTTTCATCTCCTTCTTATGCTGAAACTGTTGGTGGTGTCTCTGCTACTGCTGCTCCTGTTGCTAATTCCAGCGGCAGCGTTACAAACCAAGCTATACAAGTTCTTCAAGGACCATACATTACAAACACATACGGTGCTGGTATTCAATGCCAAGGGCCCACTCTTAACATCACTCCATATGTAACTGGTGCTGCATCAGCAACGAAACCATATGAAGCATATTATGATAGTCCTGTTTATGATATGAGAGATCTATCTGGTGCTTTTGATGATGAAGGAAATATCATCCCAGATGGAGTTCCTGATAATCCTGGTGCCATTCTTTATAATGTTCCTACAAGAACGGGACAAAAAGATAACTACAACTTATCTGTGGGTGTGTCTGCGACATGGAGTATTCCACAAGATAAGAAACTACAAGATCAATGTAAAGAAGCAGCTGCTGCTAACATCGCTTTGATGCAGCAGACAACTGCTAATAAGAGATTAGATTTTGAGATTGCAAGACTTAAAAACTGTGGTGAGTTGATGAAGCAGGGTATTAGTTTCCACCCCAAATCCCCATACTATAAAGTGTGTGCTGATGTAATGGTTAATAATGTTACTTACATCAAACCACACGTGCATTCTATTCCTTCCCCTTCAACTTCCTCAGGGCGTGTGAGTACAAACGCTGCTGATCTTGGCGGTCCTTTAAAGACAAAACCTTAGGTTTCTTCCCCCGTAGTTTAGAAATCTTCTTCATCACTTTCTTGACCGTTGGTTTGATGACCTTTAATAGGACATCTGCCAGCGGTTTTGCCATAAGTGCTGATGCTGTTGCAACGACAGCAATACTAGCAGTTGTCATCACGACACCAGCACTGGGAGCACCAGCAATGATCTGTTCTGGGATTGGTACTTTCTCTGTGATCTGAATACATTCATTGTTGATAAGTTTATATTCAATAACTTTCTTTCGAAAACCTTCAATATATGTTCCAACAGGTTCTTTTGCCTGTTGTGATGCTGTTGGACAATCTATCTTAGCAGTAGCAGCAGGAGTTTTAGGTGTCGGCAACTCAGGAGAAGCAGGAGGTTTAGGTTTCTCTGGTGTCTGTGTTTTTGGAATCCCAGCTGGTCGAGTCGGAATTACCTGTTCAGGTTCAAACTGAATAGGATTAAAACTAGGAAGACCAGAATCGCAATACGTCTGTACTCCTCTTTCATCATCTGACTTTACTTGATTGTTTTTTGCATTGTTTGTCTCATGTGCCTCAACACATCCAGGCATATCAACAATAGGAACTCCAATCTGCTGTGTTACAGGAACAACAGGAGGAATTGCCTGAGATGGTGTCATTAACCAATCAGGAATATTTGGTATTTCTAACTTTCTAATATTAATATTATCAGCAGAAACATCAGGTATTTCCATTAGCAATCATTGAATATTGATCCAACTTCTGATCCTACTTCGCTACCAACTTTATTTCCCAACAAAGTTGCCCATCCTGCGGCTAACCATCCGACATATGGAATATTCATTACAGCAGGAACAAGAACCCCAGCACTAATTGCTGTCCCTGCCATTGCACCTTGACTCCGTGCGCCAGCGTCCGCCACTATGCACTCTACGTCTTTCGCAGACTTTCCCTCACCGTCTGTTGCGGCACCTCCTGCACCAATATTACGAGTGCCGTTAATAGTGTACTCATCACGGCGATACTCACTACGCTTTTCGCTGCCACCACCAAACCATCCATTTTTCTTTTTATCAACATCTAATGATCTTTCCGAAGACATCACCTTCGGATCATTTGCTTTATACTTAATAGAGTATCCATCCTTTCCGACATTAACATCGTAGGATGAATAATCTCCACCAGTTGGTAAGTTGATCGATGGAAACTGAGGACGATCTGCATACTTGCCAGTAAGATTAATCAGATGACCCAGAACTCCAATATGAGCAATTCCTATCGTTGCTCCAACAATGCCAATAAACCATTTCATTGGTGATTTCCTCCTCGTTGGTGTTTTATAAGGGCAGTGTTCTGCTGGATAGTAATCACCAGTTTCCATGATCAGAATGGAATAGCAGGACCAGTTGTTTTAGGAAACTCTGAAACGTTTGGCATCAATGGTTCAATGATTTTTGGAAGTGCTTCTGAAATTTCTCTCACAATCTCCTCTCTTGCACTTTCAATCATTGTATCTGCATTTTTATAAAGATACACTGTTCCAGCAACAGTGGTGAGAGAAACTAAACCAGATAGAAGTGCTACAACATTAATCAGTTTTTGCATCTTTTTTAGGCTCGATAGCGGAAACAACTTCTGGTTCTTTCTTTTGTGCTTGTTTTTGTTGACCATTTCCATTTCCACCATTTTTGGCAGGAGAAAGACCAAAAGCAGCTAATGAACCAGAGAATACTGAGGCAATGAAGGTAGGGTCAAAGTCAAGAATTTTTTGACCGTTTGGAAGTCTAACGTAACTAAATGTGAGAAGAGAAGCAGACCATATAAGTACAACTACTTTCACCAGATTACCTAAAACTTCACCTTTATCTTCATGTTCGTGGTGCTTTTCTTCTACAACTGCTGTCTTTTTATCAGACATTTGTAGAGAGATCAGGCATTCCTATTTATCTAATAAAGTCGTTCTGGCGCAACCACTTTTCAGTTAATGGTGTTGGGGGATACACTTCCCACATATTTCCAGCAGCACAAGCATGAAGTGCTTCCTGTGTCATGCCAGCAGTATGTCCTGCCCACATAGCTTCACGTTCCCATGGAAGTGATTGTGCTGGATATGTATCTTTTGCGATTGCTGCCCAGTATGCAGGAACATCTTCTTCTGGTTTAATGATAGCAATCATACTATTATCAATAGTTCCTGCCATACAGTCTTGTGCCACGTGCCATCCTTCATGACGCATGACACTCATCAAAGTACTTTGGCGATGCATAAAAGCATCATTAAGATAAAAATTATTACTTACGGTATGATAAACGCCACGGTGACCAGGTGGGAAATATTTTTGATCTGCTAGAAAAACCACAACTCCGATCTGATTAAGGGACACCAGCATCTGGTTAAACTCATCAGCAACAGCGTTATAATCAGACTCGGGATACCTATTTTTAAGATCGTTGATACTAAAAATTTGGTGGACATTATCTTTACATTCTTGGAGCAACATACATCCCATTGCATCCATAGTAAAGTATCCTTTGGTTGGTTCAGCAAGGACGGGTGATGCTATTAAAAGCAGAGCACTAAGAATAAATTTTCGCATAGTAAGCCTCAAAATATTTCACAATCCCAAAATGAGTTTTGTGTCCTTGTGATACCCAATCATGAGCACACTCATAAATGGACTGTGTTGAATATTTAGGTCTTCCGCTATCCATTTGCCCACCAAACTTCGTGAGAAGAATATTTAATACTTTCTCCCGAAGTTTTAAACGATCATTGTCGTAGCGCCAATCTTGATTCATTAGAATACAAACTTTTTAACATAGTCATATGCATATAACTCACGGTTTCCTTTAATGCCCCAACCTAACCAATAAAAAGCAGCAACCATATATTGCCTTACAGGACGCCCCGTTCCCTCAAACTCTGGCAGATACTTTTGAAAGATAGGTTCATTAATCATATAACGTGTCTGGCACTTCAATTCTGAGGGATCACAATTATACTTTCTAGCAAAAGAACCTAACCCCAAATAGCGACCCGTAGAGGTCCACTGAATGAGTCCGTAACCACCGCGATGGCAATTATAATAAGAAACCCTAGCACCTCCCTCACAAATATTGGCATGGAAGTTACTTTCTGATTTAATATTTCCAAGAATTGTTGCGAGTGCATTACGATCAACGATATTTGTCTTTTCTTGGAGTTGTTCTAAAACGTATTGTTCAGCAGGGGAACATGTGGGACACTTCCATTTTTTCTCTTCCACTTCGATTTTTACAACCTTTTCTGGATTTACTTCTCCAACAACTGCTTCATTTACTGCTGGTGGTGCTTTGATATCACTTAACGTTGGATAAGCACAAGCAGCAGGAATAGAGGTTGCCAAAACAAGTGGCAGGATTTTTTTGAACATTTGAATGGTAAACTCAACATCCGTCTAGGCAAGGGAGAGGTTCCCCTTCTCAGGGGCAGTGCCCACGGCTCATGTTATTTAGAAAAGTAGTCCTTTCGGTAGTACCTTCCTAAGATGTTGCTATTATAGTATGCAGGGGTCCCGTCTGTCAAGGATTCCGTTAAGACATTGTTAAGAAAAAGTTGACGGGTCTCCTCAAAATTAGTTTTTCCTACTGTGGAATGTAAAGATAGGATTTCTCGTTTGAAGGAAGAATGTCCATATTTTGCAATATCTTCTTTAAGCTCTGGACAACTTCCGTAGTATTTTTTCCAGTTACTTTCAGTTGTAACTCTTCTCCTCCGTGCATTACTAGAACAAGTTCTAGGTTTTCGTTTTTGCCAGAAATATTTTCTTCCGATGTATTTTTTACCATTAGCGATGTTAGTGATGCGGTACACAAAACCGTAGCAATCACCAATGTCATCGGATGTGAAAGGGCGTCCTTCAAAAATCCAGGGATTTTCATAATCACACTCTATATTCTTCAATGATATTCAATACCTCGTCCAAATATTTATGGGTAAGGTTCAGTTCATAATCGCCACCATGAGGTTCACGATATAACTTGTCTTTAAGTTTTAGAACGCGCATTTTCATTTCATCGCGTGTAAGTTCATTTCTAGACATTACCATCTGTTTCTACCAAAATGTTTTGTATAATCGAGTTTCATTGCACCAAGAGCCCAAGAGTCAGTAAGACTTTTAGGACCCTCAGTAAGAAGCTGACGTTGCTTCTCAGAAAGTGTAGCACCTTTCCATGCCAAATAGGTTTCGGTCCAAGTTTGAGGTGCTTCTATGTTTTGATTCTCTAACTCATCAGAGTTGGAATCCAGCAAATGTTTTCTTTGTGACATCTTGTTTAATACCTCCGACGATATAAGACTCAACCTCAGTTTCCTGAGGGGCAACTTGAAGACCCTTAGAGGAAATCCAATGCTGAGTCCATGGTAGTGGATTGTTTTTGGCAGCAATATCATAGCACGGTTTCATGCCAATGGCTTTAAGTCTACGATTGGCAATCCACTCAACATACTGATGAAGCAGTTTGTCATTGAGTCCAATCATACTACCGTCTTTGAAGAGATATTGTGCCCAACGTTTTTCTTCGTTAACAGCACGGTCAAAAAGTGCATACAACCACTCTTTCTCTTCCCCAAAAATCTTTTTCATTTCAGGATCATCACCCTCTGCCCACTTGTTCAGAATATTCTGAGTCAAAACTAAGTGTTGGTTTTCGTCCCGTGCGATGAGGGAAATAATTTTAGCAGATCCTTCCATGAGTTTGAGCTCACCGAAGGCAAATGAACAGGCGAAAGACACATAGAATCGTATGCCTTCCAGAACGTTGACATTTGCGATTGCGCGGAAGAGTTTCCGTTTGAGTTCATACCTTGTTTCTTTGAAAGTACCAGCACCTTCAAGCGCATGTTCCCATGCGTTAGATGAACCATACTGCTGTGCCTCACGAATGAAGTCGTTATACGCTCCTGTAACGCTCTCAGCACGTTCTAGAATACGATCATCCGTGAGAATAGTATCAAACACCTCACTGGGGTTTGAATACACGTTTTTGATGATGTAAGTATAGGAGCGACTATGAATCATCTCCATGAATTCCCACACAGTCATACATGCTTCCAATTCAGGCAGGGAGCAGTAGGGAATGAATGCCATCCCAGGACCACGACCCTGCACAGAGTCCAGCATGATCTGATACTTCAAGTTAGAAGTGTAGATATGCTTTTGCTCTGGACGCAGTGTTTGATAATCTCCACGATCTTTTTGAAGAGAGACCTCCTCAGGTCTCCAAAAATATCCTAACTGTTGAGTTGTAAGTTTATCAAAGATAGGATACTTGTAAGAATCATATCTTTGAACTCCCAGTGGAGCACCAAAGAACATTGGTTGTTTTTTGGTGTCTACTTGGTCGGCGTTGAAAACTGTCATGCCTTCAACTCTCCTAGATTCTGGATTGTCGTTGAGTTTAAACTGCACAGGACTCACACTCCCCTTCGTTAGCGTTTTCTAATTCTACCATCAAAGCTTCCAGTTTGGAAGACTTATCTTCTACCTCATCAGTCTTTTGATCGTGAGTGTTCTGATAGTAGGATGTCTTCCATCCATATTTGTATGTAGTTAAAAGATCATTTGCCATGACTGATGTAGGAACTTCACCATCAGGATAGTGCTCTGGATTATAAGACCAATTACCACTGATAGCTTGGTCAAAGAATTTTTGCATCATAGCAACAACATTGATATAACCAGTGTTATTAGGCATATTCCAAAGAAGAGTATAGTTGTTTTTGAGATGCGAATACCCAGGAACAATCTGTTTAAGAGGTCCTTTCTTGGATTTCTTAATGGACAAATAATCTCTGGGTGGTTCGATTCCATTGGTTGCATTTGACACAACGGAACTGCTCTCCGATGGCATCTGTGCGGACAACGTGCTGTGTCGCAGTCCGAACTCTTTGATAGAATCCCGTAAACTATCCCAATCATGCTGCAACTCTGGATTAGCAATATCGTCTACATCTTTTTTGTAAGTGTCGATTGGAAGAATACCGTCAGCATACTTAGTACGACCAAAGTATTCACAATGACCTTTCTCCCTTGCAAGTTGATTTGATGCTTTCAGGAGATAATACTGGAAGGATTCTGCTAGTTTATGAACTGCATCCCATGCCCCTAAGGAATCGTAATTAAATCCAAGTTTGGCAAGATAATGTGCAAGACCAATAAATCCAATACCAAGTGATCTACGTGCCTTAGTACAGATCTCTGCTGCTTTAATTGGGTATTCTTGATAGTCAATCAACTCATCAAGACCACGAACAGAAAGATCACATAAGTCTTCAAGTTCTTCATCAGACTTCACTTTACCAACATTAATCGCAGAGAGAATACAGAGAGCAATCTCACCCATTTCATCATCAATATGTTGAAGAGGAACCGTTGGCAGAGTGATTTCTTGACAAAGATTACTCATCTCAACCTTATCTTTAAAAGAAGAGTGTGAGTTGCAGTGATCGATGTTCATGATGTAGATTCGACCCGTCTCTGCTCTCTCTTTCAGGAGGTCCAGAATGAGTTCCTGAGCTCTGACAGTCTTTCTCGGAATAGAGTCATCTCGTTCATAA